TGTGAAGTTCTTCGAGTCGACCAACTTCCCGACCAAGAATATCACCGCTACTTTTGATGCTTCAAACTATTCTTCCCAAGAAGTGGCCCAAGGTTATTTCTTTGGTCCTCAGTCGGTTGGCGTGGGTATCGGTGGTCCGAATGCCCAGGTGCTCATCAACAACAACGACGACTTCAGCCGCTTCATCATTCTGATTTGGCAGCTGTACGCTGGCTTCGAAATCCTGAACAAGGACTTCGTGACCACCGCTTACAGCTTCGTCTCGGATGACGGCAGCATCGCATAATTAACCATAAGTAAACAACACAGGAAAAGATAAATGACTTATTTGTCTGCTAAGAAAATTTATCCCGGTAACTGGGCTGAGCCGCTCAACGGTTGGTACAAGAACATTGATACCAACGATGACGGCACTAACAACGCCTCTAAGGGTGGCCCCACTTCGGTGCTGGCTGTCCCTGGTTATCGTTACTTCCAACAGCGTGGTTACGTGGCTGTTACCGCTACCTCTGGTGGTGGTGCAATCGCTACCGGCAACGTGATCGTTCCTTCGCCTTACCGCCAGGACGACACCCGCCCCGACATCACCGGCATGGTGATCTCTGGTGACTCCACTCTGCCTGCTTACGTCTATCGCGCCACCATTTCCGTTGCCTCTGGCTGGGGTGATGGTCGTGTTGCTTCCGGCATTTATGCCGCTACCGGCAACGTGATCACCTTCTGCCGCGATTCCAGCGGTCCTGTGGCTGTGACCGGCGTGGGTGAAGGCGTGGCTCAGGCCAACCTCACTTCCACTGTTTCCGGTTCCCAAGCTGGCGAAATCTTCTTCGCTGGTGGTGTTGCTGCTTACGGCACCAACCCCTTCCTGACCGCTACCGGCGCCGCTGGCGTTACCGCCTCTGGTGTCAATCTCCAGGTGACTGGCGCTACCACCTTCAAGGTGTTTGCCCGTGGCACCACGACCGGCACTTCCACCTCTGGTGGCTGGTACATCTCCAGCGGCGATTCGAACTCTGGCCGTTCTGGCTACTTCGTCGTTGAGGTGTGCTACATCCAACCCGACGTTGCTGCTGGTTACGAAGACATTGACGGCTATCTGCTTGGTCGCACTGTCAGCTGATTAGGGTAAACTAGGACCAGAATGCTCTTCTGGTCCTTATGCTTTACAAGCACTTAAAAACTAACGTCCGCGTCAAAATTGTAAGCGAATGGGATAACGGCGATTGGTTCATGGTCGAAGACCAAGACGGTCGCCTTTTTACTGCTTACAAAAATGAACTAGCTCCTGACGAGCAGGCAACCAAAACTGTCAAAACTCTTCAGGTTAAGGACAAAGCAGCCAAAGAAGAACCGCGTTCTTTTCCCCCTGATAATCGTTTGAATGTTAATTCAGCGACTGCTCAAATGATTGCGGATCACATCAAAGGCATCGGGCTTAAAACTGCCCGTGAGATTAAAGATCTCCAGATGTCTCTGTCGGGTGAAAGATTTAATAATCTTGAGCAGTTAAGGCAGATTAAAAGGGTCGATTGGGATTCGGTTCTTTCGGCTGATTTAATTCGCGTCTAAACCATCTCCTCTCTAATCCCCCTGGGAAACCAGGGGTTTTTTAGTTTTAGAATAAAAAGAAAAAGATAATGGCCGGTTTAATTCCAATTGGTAGTATTGCTGATCCTTCAAAAGATCCACTCCCTAGTACCGGGGCTCACCTGGATCCCAGAGTGATCCCTAGATTTGGCTCAAGAGCAGGTAAAAAGATCAATCCAGAAGAGGCAAGAAGTCTTCTTCAGAATGTCTTAGTTGGACCCAACCAAACACCTTTGGTCCAACAAACAAAAGATGGTTGGAAGTGGAATTTTCCTGTAACTAGTAAGTATGGTCCGCGTGTTGCGCCAACTGCTGGAGCAAGTACTTTCCACGAAGGTATCGACCTGGCTATTCCGACCGGCACTCAACTTGCATATAAAGGTTACGGTTCTTTTAAGCCAGAGCAGGGATATGGTGTTTTGAGTACCACAGATGCTCAAGGCAATCCTTACGACATTCAGCTTCTGCATACCGCTCCTGCAAAGGCTGCCAGCATTGGCACACCCCCCACTCCGGCTACTGTCAATACAAGTGACGCAGATAAAAGTAGGACGGAAGATATTCTGAAAGCGTTTCTGTATGGTGCTCAATCTAAAGAAACCAAAAAAGAAAAAACTCTTCAAGACGAATTGAAAGAACAACTTCTCGGTAGTGTTCTTTCACAAGCCTTAAATCCCCCTTCTTTTTTGTCTTCCTATAACGCCACGGATCCTTATATGGCAGGCTTCAATACAGGCTCAAAAGATTTCTTTGCAGGACTTTTGGGTTGATTACTTGCTTTTATAATTAAACGATAAGGAGACTCAGAAGTGCATTTAAGCGACTTCGATAAGAGTAGAGTCCGGTATCATCTGGGCTATTTCACGGTTTCGGTGCCAGCGGGTGATTACGCTCGTCTGGAAGAAGCCATGAATACGGTTCCTGATTCTTTCTTCTACGACAAAATCACAATCCAACTTGGTCGTTGTGATACCGCAGAAAAGAAAACGGAAGTCGCCACCTCTCCTTCTACTCGCCTGGAAAGCATCGCGGGGGACGTTGATCGTACGATTCGCTCCAGCAACGCCAAAGAAGCGTTAAAAGTTTGGGACGAAATTTACCTTTACGAAACCAATCGATTGGCTGGGATTCTTTACGTTCCCAACTACAAAGATCCTTTTCAAGCCAGATATCGTTACGAGCGTTCTGGCGCTGAGTTTATCCAAGCATTACCAGGGCCAGCGGATACCGCCGTGGGTTCTCGCATCTACTTAAATGAACTTTGGAGGTAGGCAATGAATCGACAGAATGTTGGGCGTACTGTTGACGCCGACAAAATTAAGAGAGTTGCGGAACAAAAGAAAGTTTTGCAAGCACTTCAGGGCGGCCAGGGAATCCAAGCTTATTCTGCTAATCCTCTTGTTGCGGGTGTCGAAAGGCTCGGTAATATCTTTGCTGGCACTCGACAACCTACGGTGTATGCCTCCAAGCTTGGTGGGCGCGAGGTTCTTCAAGCTGCTGGCGGATGGAATCCTGCTTCGCAACCAGCTAACATCAATGTTGGTGGACGCACTTGGGACTTAGCCAGAAGCGGAAATGAAGCTGTGTATCTTCCCCGTTCAGAAGGCACGCTGGCAGCCGTAACCGAGTCTTCAGCTCCTGGAAATCTTGGCACCGATACTCGCACGCTTGTCGAAGAGCGTAATTACCAAGCCGAAAAAGCGAGAGCGGCTCAGTTGGCCGAACAAGATCAGTTAGCAAAAAAATATCGTGTTGCTGATTTAACAAAAGCATATAACGCTGCTAAAGGCGAAGAGAAAGAAAAGCTTGGTCTTGAGATCTGGGCAACAACGAACCCGCAACTGGCTGCAAAACTCAAGCCGGGCCAGCTTGGCTATACCGAAACTGTTAGTGCGTTCCAGTCGCAAAGCCCACTGGGTGCGATTGCCAAAGCTGCCGGTGACATGCAGTTTGCAGATAAGTTGGGAGAAACCGCTTTCGCTTCCAGTATTCCTGCAATTAACGCTTTTGAATTGAAGACTCCTCTTACTGGGGTTTCTTTTACACCTCCCTCTCAAATTGGTGTTACTGAAGCGTTCAATGCAGCGACTCCACTCCCTGGAACCATGGAGGCGTTCACTGATCCGTTGAAGTTCCTAAAGCCTGATCTTACGCAAACGCAGCAAGCACTGCTAAAACAGGCGTTCAACCAAGCCTTAAAATAAGCGTTTGGTAAACTAAATATCTGGCCTCTTATAAATAAAGTGTAAGCCCAGCCAGCTGAACACGAATCTTTGCATTCACGGTAGTCAGCGTAGTTGCTTTAATCCAATGATTCTTTGTCCTAATTTCGTCAAACGCTTGAGTGCCGCTTTAAGTTTGGTTGTTTCCCTTCAAACTGTTTTTACTCCCGGTCTCAAGGCAGAGTCAAATTGGGTAGGAGAATAAAGGAGTTAAAAGTATGTCCCTAAATGATGCCGCCAGTATTGTCGCAAGGAAGCTGAGAGCGCAAGGCTTTACTCCTGCGCAAACGGCTGGCATCCTTGGGAACTTCAAACAAGAGTCTGGCTTCAATCCTCGTGTAAACGAGGGTGGCTTTGTGGGTGCCCCCAGGGGTCAAGGCGGCTTTGGCCTTGCTCAGTGGACAGGTGGCAGGCAGAGTGCTCTTGTGAACTTTGCAAAGAAACGAGGGGCGGATCCAGGTGATCCGAATTTACAAGCGGACTTTCTTTTATACGAATTGGCTGGACCAGAGAAGGCTGCAGCAGCCTCTTTGCGTCAAGCACAATCTCCAGAGCAAGCCGCCTTGGTTTTTCGAAGAGATTTTGAACGAGCTGGCATCCCTAAAGATGAAGTTCGCATGAAGGCTGCACGTCAGTTACTGCCTGCGGTTGATGCTCTTGGCACACCCCAAACCGCTACCGGTCCAGCACCCATGGGTCAGAGGTCTGTTGAAGAGATTCTTTCTTCTTCTCTTGGCCTTGGACAGAAGGCTGGCCTTGAGGATGCCAATGCAAAATCTCAAGGACTTTTGGGCTCGGTTCGAGACACTCTTCTTAAGTCTGTCTTGTCTACTATTGTCAATCCGACAAGCTTAATTGGATTACCGTAATGGCACGTTTCGCTGAGTATCTAGAGCAATACCCTGGGATTTTGCCTGGCGATGTCAAAGGTCCAACTTTGTTTGAGCCTCCTGTTGATGACGGTTCTTTTTTTCAAAAGTTCCTTGCTCTTCAGGCGAATCCCAGTGCAGCACTGATGCAGAAAATGAATTTGCCCGACAGACTGAAGCAATTCATGTCAATGGGTGGCATTCAATAAGGCTATAATTAACAAAAAGCTGGATAAGAAAATTGGCCTCTACATCCACAAATAAACAACCATTACTTGTCGACAGGCCACTGTTTGACTCGGTTCGCGTGACAACGCAGACGGTTGGCAGCGCTGCATCCAATACTTTATTTGTACAAGGGGGCCAGGCTCCTTCCATCCTGGTGGACATGGATGCCGCCCTAAGCGAAGATAACAATAATGGAGGCGTTGTTGATTCTATTACTATTGTTCGTAACGATTTTACTCGATCGGCGGATTACACCGTAAACGCCACAACTTCTGGCACCGTCATTTCTTTGATTAGCGGTCAGATTGTTAACGTCACTTCAACTGGCATTTTGACTGGTCTTGCCGCTGTAAGTGGCGTGGGATATTACACCTATACCGGTGCAACTACCCTGACCGGCATTAACACGGCACTTCAATATTCTGGCGGTACGGCAACAGGCTTTAGTTATAACGGTGTTGCTCTTGGCTACAAGCCTGCCGTTACTTTTGCCTTTTACCACACTCGCGGCACTACGACACCCATCCCGGCATCTGGTGACTATCGCCTCTTGTTTTCCAAGACGGTTCCAGCGGATAGCGGTGTTGTTGACTGCTCTGATGTCATGCCTCAGCTCGCC